ATCATCAACAAAACTGTTGAAGAATGGACTCATGTCAGTTTGCTTTTCCAATAATGTCTTTGATTCTGCTGGTTTGTAAGTCACTTTCTCGTCGCCAATTTGAAATTCAAAACCTTTGAAATCCTCACTAAACAACTCCGATGTCTTACTCCGGTAGAACTCAGACCTCTTGGACTGCTCTTGTTCAAGTTCACTAGCTCTTTGGGCTTGACTCTTAAAAGCTTCGTACTGCTCCTTATCAGCTTCTGGAATATCAACACCCCTTGACTCAAGTGGTATCTTATATTGTTCCTTCTGCTTTTCAAAGTAGTCCTTTGCTTTCGCAAGTTCGCGTTTCATGGCTAACTTCTTTTTCTTGATGTCTTTGTCTTCATCAAGCTCCTCATCATAAGAAAACTTATCCTCCATGTCAAACTGAATGTCTTCATCGTCCAACCCAGGATTTGTCTCCTTATAATACTCAAGAAGTAGCCTATTTGGGTCTTCGTTGTCAAAGTCTCTATTAATCTTAATAAAGTCTTCAAATCCTCGACCCGTTTCTTGTTTGTACTTTAGGTATGCTGATACGTCTTCTGGAAGTTCAGGCGCAGACTCCTTTGCCTCAAACAACTGATCAACGGTATCAATTTGCCTATCGTACCTATTTTTAATAAATGACAGAACGTCTTCTTCACTAAGTTCTAGAGTTGGTTGCTCCGTTACTTGCTCAGACCCCTCTTGAGGTTGCTCCGTAGCCTCTACCTCTTGAGTTTCTTCTTGTTGTTTTTCTTCGTGTTCATTAAGTAATTGCTCTTCTACCTCTTGCACGCTTTTCTCTTCTTCTGCACTTACTTCACGTACTTTAAATTCACTCATAATTTTATTTTATTTGATTTTCATCGCAAATATACGATAAATAATTATCTAGGTTCAAATTCAGCCAAGTCGAATCCATCTAAACTGTCTTCGTTAGACTCAAAGTTTACTGGAGGTAAGTCCTTCTTTCTCTGTTCGATAAGCTTAGACTGCTGAGTATTCTGCAAACTAATGCGATTGTCCTTGGCCTTCTCCTTCTCTTTTTCTATTTCTTTCTGAGTCTCTCCACTCACGTTAGCTAGCGCCATCTGATATTGAAACTCCTTGTCCATCAACGCTAACTTAAGCTCAGCCTCTTGCTGTAACTTCATGGTATCGTACTCTGCCTCAGCTCTCTTAATCTGCATTTTAGCTTGAGCCTCCATTTGTATCTGCTGCATCTTAGACTGTGCAGCCGCTTGAGCAGATTGCATATTAGACTGCGTCTGAGCCTCCATCTTCTGCATCTCTCTTTCTTGGTCTTGCTTGTCCTTGTTCTTACGCTTTACTTTTAACAACTCGTTAGCTAACTTAACGTTCTTCAACTCACGAATGTCGATAGCGTCTTCTAAGGTAATTTGGTCTCTCTGTAGGGCTACTTGTATGTTAGCCTCCATCTGAGCCTTCTCCTCTTCGTCTGGAGCAACCTCAATATGCACACCAAAGTCATGCAAGTAAAGGTCTGCAATATCATCTAATATGTCAGTGCTGTGAGAACCAATCTGATGTATCAACTGCTCTCTAGTATCTGAGTACTCTAGTACATCGGAAATACGCAATGAAATAGCTTCTGCTAATTTTCTTGTAACGAACAAACCACCTTCAAGTACGTGTCTAGTAGCCGTGTTAGAGTTCAAAGCCGCTAGCTTCTGTACCCCTACCAATGCATTCGGATCAGGCGTAGAGCCATCTCTTGCTTCATTAAGACCCGTCACGTCACGAATCATATTAAGGTAGTGGTTGTATGAATTAACCAAGCTAGCAATTTTTCCTTGACCAGCGCTACTGTTTAGCTCTTGTATAGGAACCCTAGCATTGTTAAACTCTCCGTCTTGTGTATAGCTACGTCCAATTACAGAACCCGTTTGGAAGTACATCTTTAATGCCTCCTCTGGGTTGTAGTTAGAGCCATTACCCAAGTCAACCTCGTTTAATCCGTCAGCGTCGATATACACACCGTCTGGAACCATACGAGCAATCACTTGCTGTAGCTTTAAGTGAGTTAACTGAATCAAGTCAGCAAATCCAACCATACGGCGAACCAATGACTCAATTACACCACGATACATTCTAGGTGCAACAGCAACATATTCTGGAAGCGCAACGTGAGAAGAAGACTTAGGACGTACCATGTTCTTCATCATATCCCACTCCAACAACTTCTGCGTACCTAGGACCATAACGCCCTTGTACCAAACCTCAATGGTTTTTTCTACTCTCTCAAACCTTGCCTCTTCGTCTTCCGGTGGATTAAAGCTCTCGTCCTTACGAATAACCCTCTCTCCTCCATTATCCAAGTACTTCTTCTTGTATACAAACTTTTTATCAGTCTTGTAATTGAAGTATAAAAGATTGACAATCTCCTTGTCGAAGACACTATCGGTATATGGACGCATAGCACCGTAATCCTGATACCAAGTATAAGAATAGTTTGAAATCTCTTCGATATCCTCATCAGTAAGGTATGGATACATTCTTTTAACCTCGGATATGTGGACTCTTTTAATCTCACCAAAGTAGAAACAATCATCAAACGTAGGATAGTCGGTGTATGAATAAACAACGTTCGCAGGATCAACATAGTCAATCTTGACACCTCCATTCGGATTGAAGGTGTGCTTAGCCATACCAATACCAAGTACAGTAAGGTCATAGTCGATGCGTCTCTTTATATCTTCGTAATGATTATTATTAAGTATAGTCCTAATAGCTTGCTCTTCAGCAACCTCAATACCTGGCTTGTAGTTAATCTGCATGAACAGATTCAACTCGTCATTGTTCTCTGGTAAATCATCTGGACTTACGTTAAACGCATCTACCCCAAAGTCATCTTTTACTTGGGTCAATAGGTCTTTGGCTAACATGTCAGCCTCAACCATTCTTCTATAGTCTTGTCTCTTCTTGGAAGATAGTCTGTCTTGTGCTTGAGCCTTTACGTCATACAGCCTGTTAGACATTCCATTAACAACAATATCAACAAACTTTGGTATGATTGGTACTGGCTCCCAATTCAAATTAAGGTACGATAAGTCACCATCAACAGCTAACTCGTTCTTGTACTTGCCTATCGACTGCTCGCCTCTAGCGTACAGCCTAAGTCTATTGTACTCAATCCACTGATCGTAAAATCTACAGCTATTTGATGAGCGTTTAAACCACTCGTATTGGATAGACTGGCCCACTTTTAGACCATACTCCATCGAGGCTTTCTCTTCTTCCGTGGCAGTATTGTTTGGGAAGGTAACGTATGGTACCAGTGTTTCTTTATCCATTTATCGTATTATTTGGCTTGTGTTGCCTTTATTGTCGTACTTTGCAAATTTAATACTTATTTTTGACTGTGTCTTTGGCTGTATATACAGGTGCTTCTGATTTGCCATAATTGCAAGCCCACTGCTGATTGTAGCGTCAAACTTTGTACGATTATTAATGTCAAACCTAGCCCAGTCTTCAAGCGTCCTGGTAAAGTACATATTCCCCATCTCGTCAGAGTCCCTGTATGTACCCTCAAGGTCTATGCCGACATTCTTTTCTACGTATGTCTCAATTGCAGATGCGTGAGACTGCTTAACGTCTTCACTACTGTTTGGTATACCACCCAATTCCTTCTCTGTCTTTGACAGTTTATGTTTCTCCTTGTCTGGCCTGTTCATAGAAAACGCCCTATACCCTCTATTCTTCAAGTGATACAGCAGCCTTGGCTTGTTATTCTCCGCAAGCACTGGCATGCCATAAAAGCAGCACGCCATCAACACATCCTCAAAGAACATCTCCGCCGTTTGAGGCCTTGCTACATACTGTAAGAAAAAGAAGTTACTTGGAGCATCGTCCATATTGAACTTAGTCATGCCGTGAAGCGCACCGTTCGATCCGCCACCGCCAACTACACCCGATATATCATACGAGTCACAACCAAAGCTTCCAATGTGCTCATTACCAGGGTAGAACTTATCGCCCCTCTTTATTACGTTATTCTGCATCTGCGCGGGAGGAAACCAACTTATCAAGAATCGTCCCTTGTTGTCAGGAGTCCACACAACTGTGCTGTCTTTCTTGCCATCTTTCCAGTGAAAGTACCCACGTGTCAACACTCTATCGCGCATTAGCGATTGATTATAGTCTATCTGTTGGTATATTTTAGTAAGGTTAAATATACTCGCCTTGCTCTCGTCTCTGAACGCATGAGACTCCGTTCTAGGAAACTGACGATAGAACTCATTCAGCGCATCTGCGTCAGACTTCAATGACTCTACCTCGTTCTCCCAATAGTCTATTACGCCTATCTTTATCTTCTCTCCATCTACGCCCATTACGGGAGACTTCGGTGTATGAAACACAGGCATGCCATACTCGTCTATGTACCCTTCGAAGTTCCACTCCATAGGAATAAACAGATTATACATACCACTCTTTGTCTGTCCGTTAGCGTTTCTTTCTCCCGGATTAGAGTCCTCGAACAAACTCTTGAACTGAGCTCCACCCTTGTCTAGTGCATTGGACGTTGAACCCATCATACACTTACCAATAATCTTACTACCCAACCTAAGACACGTCTTAGTTACACGCCAGTTGTTTAATATCTTATTTGGGACCATCCACTTACCGCTCTCATCATGTATCAGCATTCTAAGCTTCTCACCGTCATAGCTGTTGTCTGCCGTATTTTTCCAGTCAATAGTGGTGTTCAGTCCGTCCATGTCGTCCTCGTCGTCTACACGGGACATATTCTTCTTTGTGATCTTTGATGCGGGTACACGATACGCAAGTTCCGTCTTCGGTCGGTCCATACCATCTTGTATGGGCTTGAAGAAGAACGGATAGTTATTGGATATATTAACCACCTTGTCCGTGAACAACTTTTTGGCGTCATCACCCGTCTTAGATAGTATTCCAAATCTAGCGTCCTTAGACATACTCGCTTGGTTTACAATCTCAGCCGCACTCATAAAAGAGAATCCAGAACGTCTGTTCTTTAGATAGACCATTCCAAAACACCTCTTATCTGCCTTACATGCCTCGTAATAAATAAAGAATATCCGGTTGGACTCACGGAAGTCTGGAAGACCTACGTCTATTTTCGTCCATTGAAGATACATGTAGTGGCTACCAGTAACATAACAAGGCTCGCCGTTATTAACAAACCAATAGCCGTACTCTCTACGATCAAACTCATTTTCTATAAAACTAACCCACTTAGACTGAAACTCCTTTGGCTTTCTGTTCCAGTCAAATATGCTCTTGATTCTTTGAAGCTCCCTAGGATAATCAACAGGAGACCACTTATTACCTCTATCGTCAACTTCCGATGGAGCAGACGGTAGCGCTACCTTAAGAGAATTGATATCATATACCTGGCCAATTGTTCCGTCCTTTGATATAACGACAACATCGTATTCTTCGTCATAGCCATATTCCCATGACTTCTCCTTGTTTTTCTTCTTGATGACATCTTTGGGAATTTTCTTATCGTCGATATGATATAGGGCGTACTTCTTCATTTACTAAACTTCTCCGCAAATCCTTTCTTGGAGTCATCTTTCTTGTCTACTACAACATTGTCAAGAACGTTACGCTCTTCTTCTATCCTATTAAGAATATCAAACGCATCAAACACTGCAAGCTTTTTAGTTGCCGCTGCATTTTTCAATCTGTCCGCTGCTAACTCGTGCTCTGGATCGCCCGTAATAATCTCTTCTTTTGCAACCCTAATCAATTCTTTTACAGCTATCTCCCCAGCCTTTATAATATCTTCTCTAGTCTTCTTACTCATAATACAGCAACTATGTTCTTAGTAGGGACACGATAGAATCGCTCTCCGTTTATTTTAAACTCGTATTCGCTGTCCTTGCTGAAGGTTATGATATCGCCCTCGAAGACCTGTTCTTGTTCGGAGTACCTATCATTGACAAGTGCCACCTCACCGATAAGCTCTTTTTCAGCTCTCGTCGAAAACTGGAAGCCTTCTTCTTCTCTGTCGATTGGTTTAACAAACGCATAAGGACCAAAGACCATTTCTTGTCCATTTCGGACGTACATATAGATTCTTTCTTTTTCAACGAAGTATAGGTTATCTTTTACAAAGTTAGCACTTTTTCTTAGCCGTCCCTTCATGTCGTAGTACTCTCTAAACGTGTTATGATGCACCACAATGGTGTCACCCAACTCAAGCTCAGCACCTTCCCTAGGCAGTCCAATAACCTTAGCCAGTCTTTGAGTAGACTTGTGGTCTTCAAGGTTTGCACCAACAATTAATCCGTCATTTGTGACATAAGACCTAGTATCCCCATTTAGGGGCTCTATCAAGTAAAAGAAAGTCGATTCCATTAAAAGTCTATGTTAAACTCAAAAGAAATAGGCATATTAGAATTAAACCTCTTCCAACGTATTATCTCTCCCTTTTCTTCGTTACGTATCCAAATAGATACCGCTCCGTCTGAGTCTTGTGTGATGTCTTGTATCTTGTAGTTATCGCCTAACACCGATTGACCCACCAAGTAATTCATAGAGTTCTTATAGTCATGACCCACTGCTATCTTCCTGATCAGTATACTCACCTGTTTCTATATTAATGTTAATTCTTCCGTACTTAGACTCCAACTCATCATTTAATGCGTTAAGCTTAGAAGCTTCTCCCATTATGCGCTGCATGGCGTAATGTTTCTTTATCTCGTAGTCTGAGATAGCACCCTTAAGTTCCGCAATAGATTGATTTAACTCACGTAGAGTCTCTAATTCTTGATCTGTTAATTTATTCATTTTAATTTGATTATAATCACAAATATAGCGAAAATAATCAATAGGTACCACCACTGGAACCAATGCTCCTTGTATACAAGCCTAGGAGGTAGTTGCTTCTCGATGGTAATAAACGCCGTGTCTGGCTTCTGAGTAATGGTAGTTCTTATGACGTCGTGCTCTCTTATGATACGAACTTGAACACTTCCCGTGTCAATAGTAATGGTATCAATAGCTTTTGTAATGAATGTGTCGTGATAACTGAACGTATCCCTCACGACGAAGGTGTCTATCTTAACAACTTGCTCTAACAGTATATTAGGGTCCTTCTTTACGGCCCTGTTCAAGTGCCACGTAGCCGAACAGCTAGATAATAATATAGCGAGTATTAGTGCTCTCATTTTTTACATCCGCACTTTCTCTTTCCTCTGTTCCTTGCTCTGTTTTTAGATTGGCTTTCTTTCTTCACATTACCACAAGCATCATGACTCATATCCTTCTTGTCTCCATTGCCATAGGTACCAGCTTTGCGATTAGCCTTATTTAGAGCTGCTCTGTAGCGTTTTCTTGCTGGAGTGGACTGATACCCCTTCTCTTTAGAGTAATCACGTCCAGTGGCTTTATTTGAGCCCTTACGAGTATTTTCCCCCTTGATGGTATTCCTTGCCATTATCTAGACTTCAATCTATCGTTTTCTTTTTCTAGGTTCTTGACACGCTCTCTCAGTGTAGATACCTCAGCGGTCAAAGACAAAACCTTGTCTTGAGCTTGAGCTAAATCCTCTTTCAATCTGTCAACCTCAGTCAATATTTGATCCCTAAACAAGTTTTGATCCTTATTATGGTCTTTATTGCTTTGATGCTTGAGCTCTAATTTCTTTGCGTAGTATTGCCACGCTCCCGCCCCACCGAGAACACCTACTACTGCTATAATTACTGATGCTATATTGTCCATGCTATATCTACTTAATAACTCACCCACGATGTAACTTCTCTTGGAAGGTCCTAACTAAATTTATAAATGCCATTACGGTTACTAATGCCCATCCTAATTGGCTTCCGGCTAGCATTCCTACTAGTGCATAATGTACTACCGTAATCATTGCCAAAATAAAAGCAGCTAGACAAGCGTAGTATCTGCACTTCATATCCTTCATGCCAACAGAATACAACTGAAAGCCTCCGATTAGAAGACCCAATATCTGAACGTCCAATAGCAGTCCTATCTCCAGGATAGCAAAAGGAAGTATAAACATATGTAGTGCGCCAACGAACAACTCGAATAAGTATGAGTCGCTGTAGAACAAGATATCCTTAAGATTCTTGCCGACTATTCTTAGCCTTTGGACGCTTCGTTTAGTAGTGCTAGTAGCCATAATATATATTTTTTAAATTTCTTCATCCTCTTCAGGAAAAGGGTTAGTGTTAAACTCTGTTTCTAATTTAGCAACCCACTCGTCTTCACTTAGTGTAGTCCAATAGTTTGGCTGATTAGTATCAGTTACTTGCGTTGGTTCAGTCCATCCATAAACAAAGTTATCGGTTTTATTAGTCCAAAAAATCCAGTAGGTTCTTTCGCTTGGGTAGTGTATTTCAAAAGTTGTTTCCATTATACTGATCCTCCATCTGTTATTGTCCAACCGTATGTATTAATTAATGAAGTTCTTGCTGCTTCTGCTGCTCCTCCTGCCGTGTATTGAGAACCTCCAAAGTTTATATTGATTCCACTTGTTGGTGCTTGTGCTTCCCATCCTACTAATAATGCATCGTAGTTAGCGGTTGAAAGCGTAACCGACTTCAAAAATGAGCTAAAATTAGAAACTTGGTTTATATCCCAACTTGATATGTCTTGGTCAAAGTCATACGCATCTTCAAACATTACGCTCATAGTAGTAACACTTGAAGTATTCCAAGAACCGATATCTTGATTAAATGATTCAGCACGTTCAAACATTCTACTCATATTTGTAACACTTGAGGTATCCCAAGAACTTATATCTTGATTAAATAAAAATGCGTTTCTAAACGTACCACTCATAGTCGTGACGTTTGAAGTGTTCCAATTATTAATGGTTGAAGTCCCACCATTGTTGAATGATGAGGCACCATAAAACATATTTGATATATATATCACGTTTGAAGTATTCCAAGAACCTATATCTTGGTTAAATGAGGTTGCTCCATTAAACATCCTACCCATATTCGTCACGCTTATAGTATTCCAAGAACCAATGTCTTGATTAAACGAAGTATTACCACTAAACATTTCAGAAAAAGATGTAACGTTTGAAACATCCCAACTACCTATATATTGGTTAAATGGTGTACTTCTAAACATCTCACCCATACTCGTGACATTTGAAACATTCCAATTGTCAATATTTGAACTTCCTCCATTATCAAACGAAGAAGCATTAACAAAAGTCTGAAACATATTTGTAACACTTGACGTATTCCAACTTCCTATGTCTTGGTTAAACGAAGATGCATTACTAAACATTTTAGACATACTAGTATTACTTATAGTATTCCAAGAACCAATGTTTTGATTGAATGATGTTGCACTTCTAAACATTTCCCTCATATTCGCAACGCTTGAAACATTCCAATTGTTAATGTTTGAACTTCCACCATTATTGAAATCTGATGCACTAGCAAACATACTTATCATATTAATAACGCTTGAAACATCCCACGAACCAATATCTTGATTGAATGATGTTGCATTATTAAACATAGCCTCCATAGTAGTAACGCTTGAAGTATTCCAAGAGCCTATATCTTGATTAAATGAAGATGCACCATTAAACATATTGCTCATACTAGTAATACCTGAAACATCCCAATTCCCTATTGGTTGATTAAATGCAGTTCCTCTAAACATTTCATTCATACTCCCCGTAACGTTTGAAGTATTCCAATTATTTATACTTGAACTACCTCCATTGTTAAAACTTGATGCAAAGAAAAATACAGGACCCATATTTGTAACACTTGAGGTATTCCAATTGCCTATATCTTGATTAAATGAACTTGCACTTTGAAACATTTGTGTAATATTTGTAACACTTGACGTATCCCAATTACCTATGTCTTGGTTAAATGAAGATGCACCATTAAACATAGAAGTCATATTCGTAACACTTGACGTATCCCAACTTCCTATATCTTGGTTAAATGATGTTGCACCTTGAAACATATAAGACATGTCATATGCGCTTGAGGTATCCCAATTGCTTATGTCTTGATTAAATGAATCTGCATAACTAAAAGTACTATTAAAAATTTGAACGTTTGACACATCCCAACCACTTATATCTTGATTAAATGCATAAGAGCCATATGAACGGAACGTTGATTGCATATTAGTTACTTGAGAGGTGTCCCAACTTGATATATCACCATTAAACAAATTTGCACGAAAAAATAAACTTTGCATATTTGTTACATTAGAAACATCCCAATTTCCTATTTCGGAATTAAAATTTGAGCAATCTCTGAAGTATTCTTTAAGACTTGTACTTGTAATTAAAGGTGCATCGGTAGCAGTTGCAGTTAAATTAGTGCAACCCCTAAAGCCTGTATCTACACTGATATTCAAAGCACCCCACTTCTCAACATCACCCATTTTCAACTTATCGCCACCATTGTTAAACTGCCATCCTAACAAATCACCTGTTATCTTAATGGTGTACGTTCCCGAACTTGAATAAGTATGCGTTACCTCAGGTGCAGTATGGTCAGTAATATTGTCGCTTGTACCGTCACCCCAATCAACCTCAGCGTCTAATCCTGTGGAGGTGGTTAAAGGTAAAGCGAAGTTTCCAACACCGCTACTACCCGCAATCGTAGTATCAACGGTAAACTGAAAAGGCGTTTGTGAGCCTCCAGCATTAGAAGAAGACCCTATGCTATTTGCAATAGAGATATACATACTACCAAAGAGCTACAATGCTAGTAGCAGTTGTTCCTGTTGCAAATACTCTTAAAACCTGTACGGGCATGAACGTGCCAGCTTGAACACCAGTGAATGTAACCTCGTCTCCACCAACGGTTAAGACCTTTACATTACCAGCACCTCCAACGTATAAAACACAGCCATTATTATTACCACCCGTTACAGCAGCAATGTTGACCGTGTCAGAAGGAGTAACAGCAGCAGCTCTCCCTGTTTGTAATTTTTGATAAGCCATGGTACAAAGATAAGGAATTATCTTTTTCTACCTTGGCCCCTATATTTCTTTGCTGGCTTGTTGTTCTTAGAGTGAACACCCTTGCACTTTTTCTTAGCTTTCTTGGCATAAGCGCCAACATTAATTCCTTTTGCCATACGGGAATAAATCGTTTAGTTTGTCTTTTCTTTTACCGCATCCGCAGTCCTTTCCCGTCTTTTCGGTATACTTCTCAGCCATCTTCTTGATGCCCGTAGCCTTCATTACTTTTTCTACTGAATCACCTAGTCCTTTACTTTTCATCGCTTTGTATAATTTTTAGTTACTTTTCCAGCTTTAGTATTAGAAACAACCTTCTTACCTTTAGCGCCCTCACGTTTCTTTTTCTTAGCAGTAGCAGCCCTCTCAGCCTTGCTCATGCTAATAGCCTTTGCATACGGCAAACAACGATCTGGATTCTTTTTATTCTTACTCGTACCGCACTCACCCTTAATAGAACCGTCTGTGCCAATACGGACCCACTTCTCTTGACGCCATTTCTTTAACGCTCCCATTACTTCTTCTTTTTGCCTTTAGCGTAGTTAGGGTCCTTGCAATATTTTGAAGCAGCCATGTTAGCATATGCACTAGGGTATGTATCGAACGTACGCTTAGCCCAAGCGATTCCTGCCGGACATATCTTGTTACTTTTTTTTGTTCTTCCCTTAGTTGCCATTAGTATTTTCCCTTTCTGCCTTTAGGACTACTCTTAGTAGAACCGCCCTTACCAGCCCACAAATGCTTGCAAGCCCAGTAGCGAGCGGTTAATTTATTTGTTGCACTTCCGCATTTGTGGCGAGCCTTGAAGCTTTTACGTGCAGCCGCACTATAGTTGTGGCCGTACCCCTTTGCGCCGAAGTGGATTAGCTTTTCTTTGCCGTTAGCACAAGCCTTAACCATCTTCTTCTTTCCGGCACGATCACTAGGACGCACCACGTTACACTTCATTTTGCTCTTGTTTGCCATAATTATTCTTTGTTTGCGAACTTCTCGATTACCGTTCCGAATATAGTAGATATCACTAAGTACTCAACTGCCGATACCAACTCGGGACTTGGAGCAATGTCTTTGTGATAAAAAGAGTTAGCAACCATAGTGGCTACTAACGCTAAAAAACCTATCGTTCCCAAGATGCGCTTGTGAGAAACCTCACCGCTCTTGTTGCAGAACATATTATTTATAAACTTCTTCATAACTCTGATAATACTTGAGCCTTAGCCATCACAGTCAAGGCCTCATTGTTTTTAATCATTTCTTTGAACTCGTTCTCGTCCTCTGGACTTAAGTCGATTTCTTCTCCACCGTACAACTTAGTTGCCCAGTACCACTTTTTTACAGCATCACCCTTATTGTCTTGAGCAATTACTTGCGCTACTACCTTACCTAAATTAGTTTCTGGAATCTCCTTACCGTCTAGTCCGACAACACTCTTGTTTAAATTTACTTTCATTATGCTTTAGTTAAATTAAGTTCTGTTAATGCCCAGTCAGTCACGTAAGAATCGTCTGTACCCCACTGATCATAGGTTGCTTGTGGCATAGACAAATTACCGTCTAACAATGTCGCACCAGGGGATGTAGTCTCAACGCCGTCATCGTCTGTAATTGTAGTTTCAGCATGAATAGCCCAGTACAAAGTAATACCGTTAGTAGGCTCTAAGTCAAAGTTCAATACTCTTACGTTTAAGTACTTACCAACACCCTTAGTTGGGACCGTAACATCTTGGATTTGAATCATATTACAAATATACTTATTTTATACTATACTGGTTATTATACCTCCATTTATCTCCAAGGTCACACTACCACCACCTGATAGCGCTAGGTTTACAGTTCCAGTAGCACCTTGCACTCCGTTTTGATAGAAGTCTCCGTCTGCATTAATGTCTCCACTTACGTCAAGTTTGTAAGCTGGAGCGTCATTCCCAATACCTACGTCTCCGTCTGCATAAATATCTCCGCTTATGTCTGCGTTACCATTTATTTGTAGCTTTTCACCACTATCTGTAGTAGTTCCAATTAGTAAGTTACCACCAGCTGTCATAGCCATGTGTGTAGTCAGCCATGACCCCCAACTGAATAAATATCTATTACTAAGTGGCCCATTGTTAGCATAAGCTCTAGAATTAAAGTGCATTGCAGCACCAGCACCAGCAGAGCTAGGATAAGAAGAATCATCTACAGCAGCTATAAATCCACCACCATAAACACCACTAGGATATCTGTTTGTTCCTCCGTTGTATCCGTATGTTGCCGCTTTGTAAAAGAATATAGGCAAGAATACATCGTTAGCACCACCCGTTGCATTAGAGACGGTAAAGAAATCGTTTGGAGTACCCGTTCCTCTAATGTCTAACGCTATTGTGTCTGTAGTTGGCGTAATGTCAATCTTGTTCTTAACAGACCTTACCGTCCCATTAACATCTAACTTATACCCAGCGTCTGTGGTTGTGCCAATGAGAGTATTTCCACTAGTAGCAACTCTTAGGTCAACTGTTGCAAAACGGTTAGCCTTAAGATCAATGTTTGCATCATTTGTACCTTTACTAAATACAATTGATGCCTTACTGCTTCCTCCCGAATCTGTAAAAGCAATAGTGCCCATTACAGTATCAGCAGGAGTAGATGCTATTAAGTTGTTCTTTAAAACAATCGTAGCACCAGAATACTGAGTTCCAGTTCCAACATGATCTAAGAAGAGAGCCGGGAAAGCTTTAGTAATACTTATATTATTAGTACTATTACTTCCAGCAGTAGTAACCTCGTCTAAAGTAGGTGTAGCCACTACGGGCAAAGCACCATAGGTCAACTCGCCAGTTGTACTATCGTAGTATACTTGGTCTGTTTGGGTTGCGTTGGTCAGTTGAGCTGAGACCGTACCATTAACATGTAGTAAATAAGATGGATTTGTAATACCTATTCCTACATTTCCTCCAGTAAATAAACCAGCATAATTAAACTCTCCACCTTGAGCATCACCCCAAACACCAATGGAAACTGCATTATCATTATTGGTTGAATAATTAGGTCGAGCGGAAAAGTATCCTCCAACCCATCTTTTATAGGCTCCGTTTATACTTAAAGAACTTGTTGTGCTTATAGAGTAAACTCCATAGGTAGTAGCAGCCGTAGCCGCCGTGTAATTTTCTTTGACATACCTCTCTATTACGCACAAACCCGTACCTACATTATTATTTGTAACTTCGCCTCCTGTGGAAATACCTGAAGGAATAGAACCACTAAAATCATGAGTACCTGTACTATTACGAACCGCTCCCAATCCTGTACTTGCTAAGTTAGAATAATTTCTACCAAAGTAGGCATTTAATGAAGTGTTAAAATAATTTACATGAAAACCAACATTAAGAGTTTCGGGGTATCTATCTGATAATTTGACCGTTGCGTTTCTTCTTATTTTAAAAGAGTGCCCATTGTTTTGGGCATTAGGAGTATTCGGTAATACCAAAGTAAATGCATCGGAACTACTCGTCCAACTATTAGAATTGACAATTTGAGTATAGTCTCTTACAATTGCAGTACCATTAACATCCAACTTATACCCAGCATCTGTGGTTGTGCCGATGAGAGTGTTTCCTCCATTAATATTCAAGTAAGTTGTTCCATCGTAGTTTACAGAAAAAACCCTTACTTGTGTATCTCCTGGTGATTCTTGTTTAATATTTACATCAAACCTTCCCCTAGTGTTCGATGCAGATACTAATCTAAAAAAATCTAATGAACCTACATCACCTAATATGCTTGCAGAACTAGGGCCTCTTACATAATCTTGAAATAAAAGCCTGTTTGTAGCCCCGTTTGCAACATTAGCCCTATTGACTTTTACCTTCAAAGACGTTGTTGTACTTGTATTGTTAGGAGCAGTTACAGATGTAGTTAATAATCCTGTGTTAACACTATTACTAGTCGTATCACCAGCAGTCGTTACCTCGTCTAGTGTGGGTGTTGGCACAGCACTCGCTAATGGTGTGTTCTCCCACCTTGAGTTAGTTGAGTTGTAGAGTAGTATATCGTTATTAGATGGGCTATTGCTATACACATCGTGCAGCTCACCTATGTGATAGCCTGGGTTTACCCTTATCGCTAGTGTACCGTTACTCTTATAGTCTACCGTAAAGGCAATAGGAATATCTAAGTTAGGTGCGTCAGGTTGTGTGATTGTGAGACCCCCAGGCACAGAAGGATCGCAGTATAATACTTGACCTGCTTGTGTGCCATACTGAGTAGTATCAATACCCCTAATCTTACCTATGTTCATTACAAAGCCATCCTCACCGTTGAGAATGTCCTCTGCCGTAATACCCAATAAGTACTGCTCCTCTACAGAACCATCTGCTACCATAGGAGCAACTAGTATTCTGCTAGATGAACCTAATGCACCTACAGCCATTACAACTGTTCCCTTGAGTATATCTGAGCCCGATTGGTTTTTAACGTACCAGAAGTTATCTTGACCTAGTCTAGCCTCTACACCATTCATCTGCAAACCAGCCGTCTGTCTGTCTGCATCCCAAAATAGCATACCTTGCTCTGGAGTTGTAGTAGCACCCGTATCTAGAAGAAAGTAGTCAGAAGTTGTACCTGCTGTATCTATTGTGTTGGTTGTAACATTGCCTTCATCAGTTACAGATTGTAAGTCTTGTATTTCATCGTCAGCAATATCATCAAGATGAATATACACATCCATTAACCTCTTGAACGAGTCAAGGTCATCTGGATTTGCATTCTCCTTAAAAAGCTTTTTATACTTCTGCGCAGCAGAAAGAAAGTCTCGTTTTAGGCGATCAACACTCACGCCCACAAAGATACTACATTATGACAACTACGTCTGGCTCACGAATGATGCCATATAGCACGCCCTCTAAACGCACTTGATGGCCCTGACGCTTATCAAAGTATATTATGTCTCCTTTTTTGACCGTAGAGACCTTATCTCCCGTCTCTACGACCTCACCCTTGCCGTAACGCATTTCCTCGCCTTCATTGGCCGTTAAAATGAGTCCTGTGGAGGTTTTCTTCTCCTCCACGGGCTCACTAATGATGATGTAGTTATTTACCGCTCGCATCTCTTAGATTATATATGATTGCATCTGTACTTAAAATTGTCGTTGCGACACTCACGGCATTCTCAATAGCACTGCGTGTTACCTTGGCTGGGTCCACAATGCCTTGCTCTACCATATCAACAAAA